TCCTTTCATGATAGTGCAGCAGACATTCCAGCATCTGGATGTTGAACGCGGCCTTGTTGGCTTCGCTCACTTCCTCTCACCTCCTTTCCTGCCCGCCGTCGCGCGGGCTGTTTTTTAGCGTTCCTGCCACAGAATCCTTTGAATCTCTTTGACCATCGGGGCGCTTGTCGCTCTGCCGGTCATGAGTTTTTGCAGATAGGCGCTGTCAAAGTACTTACCCGTCTCACCCGCTTGCACCTGCTCAATGAGCCACGCCTGATTTCGGTTGAGATCGATCAACCGTTTCTTCACAGCGATGCCGAAATCATTGAGTTGTACCATTTTCGGTGTTCACCCCCAATATTGTGTAGTTGACAATTACCGAAATAGGTATTACAATAGATATAACCACAAATCCTGCGTAATACCTCGTTCGGTGATTGCATCTTGATATTAACACCAAAATCGGTAATTTTCAAGAGGTAAATCACAGGATTCGGTAATTTGTAGTTGCGCACAAAAGGAGTGTACCGAATTTGGTGATGTTGTACAACAGAATAGCCTCCCTTTGCGATAGTAAGGGCATCAAGGCAGCACAGATGTGCCGCGAAGTGGGCATTGGCCCAAACACAATGACAGAATTAAAAATGGGCCGGGTCAAATCGCTTTCTGCCCCAAAGCTGGAAAAGATTGCTGAGTATTTTGGCGTATCCGTTTCTTACCTTCTCGGCAAAGAAGAAACACCGGTCGATACCCTGCAAGCCCTGAAAGACGAAGAAAAAGCGCTCCTGCATTCCTACCGTACCATGACGGAGGAGCAGAAGCGCATGATGTCTGTATTCATTAAAGGATTGAAAAATGATTCTTGAAAACGCGGATTACTTCATTAAATTTGTGGATTTTCCTGTTTGTTCCTGCGGCGGCGTGATCCTGCTGAACGAGGACGGTACATATACCATTCTTCTCAACAGCCGCTTGAGCCGCCAGCAGAACAGGGACAGCCTGATCCATGAGTTGAACCACATCAAAAACGGGGATTTTTACAGAGAAATCCCTATCAAACAAATCGAAGCCGAAGCTGGATAAGGAGAGGAGATATAATGAAAAAGGGTGCTTCATTGCTTCTGGCTATGCTACTGTTACTACTGTGCACGGCCTGCGGTAGCACAAAAGTCAATAACAACCAGGAATCTTTCAAATCGCCGGTTATCGACACCGGCTATGATGAACCGGAAGAATACACCTACACCGAACCGGAATATGACTACAGCGAACCTGATCCGGACGATTATCTGGAAAGCACCCCACGCTCATCCTGCTTTTCCGCCGTCGGCTACGATTGGGACAACGAAGTCCTGTATGTACAGTTTCGGGACAGCGGCTCCATCTACGCTTACGACGTTCCGTCTTATATCTACGACGAACTGATATCCGCCGATTCAATGGGTAAATACTACAACTCCTACATCAAGGGCGAGTATTCATCCACCCGCATATCTTAATTGCATCGGAGTGCTATATGAAAAAGATTTTTGCCTTTTGCCTCGCCATTGCCGTCCTTTTCTCCCTTTCCGGCTGCTACACCCGCGAAGAAATAGAAACAATTCGCTACAATGCACGGGAAGAAGGCTACAACGACGGCTGGAATGAAGGCTACGAAGAAGGCATTGAGGTCGGCGAAGAAAACGGGCGCTACGAAGGGTATTTAGAAGGATACCAAGACGGGTGCACCGACACACTCTTTGACTACGGACTAGAGGAGTGACAACTATGAGCATCGGCAACCGCATCAAACAGGCCCGGAAAAAGCGTGGCATGTCCTGCAAGGAGTTGGCCGCGTTGGTGGGCGTAACCCCCAGCGCCATCACCAACTATGAAAACGGCATCAGCTTCCCAAAGCCGCAGGTGCTATGCGCCCTGTTCGGCGCGCTGAAAGTTGATGCAAATTTCCTCTTTCAGGACTATTTACCTTAGCTAAATTCCGGCAGAACCTTCAAAAAACGCAAACAAATAACGGAATAACGGCATATCGTTTCGTTATTTTGTACAAATATCATAAAACCGGGTTGACTTTTTGATCCCGAGGACATATTATTTAACGTACAACAAAGAACGCACCGCCGTTCCGCCTGTTGTGCCTAACAAGCCCTTGGAATAGGTCCCCCACGATCAGGGGAGTGCCCGTTCTAAGGGCTTTAGATTTTATACGGAGAGTGGGAACTATGTCAAAAACAGCGATTCTTGTTGACGGCGGTTTTTACCGCAAACGTGCAAAGCACTTGTGGGGCGAACATGAGCCCAAAGAAGCCGCCGACGCCCTCATTACATACTGTTGGCGGCACCTGAAGGAACACAAGCAAGAACACGAGCTATACCGTCTCTTTTATTATGACTGTCAGCCTGTAGACAAGCAGATGTATCATCCGCTCACCGAGAAAATCGTCAATATGCGTGCTTCCGCCGAATACAAATGGATGACCAAGTTTCTCTCTGAGCTGCGCCAGCGCCGTAAGGTGGCCCTGCGGCTGGGAGAACTGGATGTTGCTAATGCCGTCTATACGCTAAACTATGACGCTGTGAAAAAAATCTGTTCCGGCACATTGACAAAAGATACGCTTGAATTAAAGCATTTTGTCCCGACGATTCAGCAAAAAGGCGTCGACATGAAGCTGGGCATCGATATTGCATCTCTTGCCTACAAAAAGCAGGTCGATCAAATCGTCCTTATTGCGGGAGACAGTGATTTTGTCCCCGCCGCAAAACTCGCCCGCCGCGAAGGGCTCGATGTCATTCTGGACACAATGGGAATGGAAATTAGCCCCGAAAAAGCCCTGATGGAGCATATTGACGGGCGAAGAAGCTGCGGCAATCCCTACAACGCGAAACGCCCATAAAATCAAAAAAGACTGCCCCGGTCTAGCACACCGGAGCAGTCGTGTAGAACATATCCGCCTTACCACAGGGAGTAGTCTACCCTTTTATGGTAGCATACCCGGAAAGGATTGTCAAATGCTTTGCAAGTCATGCAAACAGGAAATGCCGGATTCGTCTGCCTTTTGCCCGTGGTGCGGGAAAAAGCAGACCGCAGCGCCCCGCAAGGCGTTGAAGCGTCCCAACGGTGCCGGAAGCGTCTATAAGCTCTCAGGCCGCCGCAAAAGGCCGTGGGCAGCCTCCAAGAACCGTGTTATCATCGGGTACTATGAAAAGAAAACCGACGCGCTGGCGGCACTGGAAAAGCTCTCCGGTAAGAGCCTTACCGAACGGTATAATATGACCTTCAAGGAAGTCTTTGAGGAATGGAAGGTAGAACACTACCGCGAGATCGGCGAAAAGGGCGTTGAATCCTATGACCGCGCCTATGACGTATTCGAGCCGCTGCACGACCGAAAGTTCCGCAGCCTCCGCACCGCAGACTTTCAAGCCGTCCTTGATAAGTACATGGATAAAAGCCATTCCACGGTGAACAAATACAAGCAGCTCATCACCCAGATGTCCACATGGGCCGTGCGCGAGGAGATTTGCACCACCAACTTTGCCCGGTTTGTGAAGCTGCCGGAAAACGTCAAAAAGGAAAAAGAGATTTTCACCGCCGCCGAGATCAAAAAGCTGGAGAAGGACGGCAGCGATGCCGCCAAGATCGTCCTCATGCTCCTTGCCACCGGCATGCGCATCGGCGAACTGTTCAGTTTGCCGTTGAAAGACTACCACAAGGATTATGTGGTGGGCGGAGAGAAAACGGAAGCCGGCCGGAACCGCATTATTCCCATCAGGCCGGAGGGAAAGCCGTACTTTGAATACTTCGCCCAGAAGGCCGATGGCGATCTGCTCCTGTCAGGCTACGAAGGGCAGAAAGTTCCCGCCAACTTCCGTCGGCGTGACTACTACCCGCTACTGGAAAAGCTCAAGATAGAAAAAAAGACCCCCCATGCCACGCGGCACACTTACGCCACCCGCGCAGTTAAGGAAGGTCTTGCCCCTGAAATTCTTCAAAAAGTCCTCGGTCATGCCAATTATTCCACCACCGCCAACGTCTACACGCACCTTGACCCGGAAACGCTGATAAGCGCGGTTACTAACACGTTACTAACAAATGCCAAAAAGTCAGAAAACGAAAAATCCTCGTAACCCGCATGGTTACGAGGATTTTTTTGGTGCCCCGTCGGGGATTCGAACCCCGGACACCCTGCTTAAAAGGCGTATGCAGGCGCTCTAAACGCAGCACAAAGTGACGCAAAATGGCACAAATCGCCAAAAACAGCGCTCTTATACTTTGAAATAGTTGCACAGTTTTTCTTGGTTTGTTTCGGTTGCTAACACGTTACTAACAAAGTCACGCGCCCAGCAGCTTACCCCACGTCACCGCGCCGACCACACCGTCGGCGGTCAGGCCGTGGTCACTCTGGTACTTACGCACCGCCGCGTCGGTGGCGCTGCCGAAGCTTCTGTCCGCACCTCGCGCACCGCATGAATAGCCGCTCTCGATCAGCAGCGTTTGCAGCGCCTTCACGTCGTTGCCATCCTTGACGCCCTTTTTCAGCTGGCGAAGCTTGGGGGACACAAACACATCTTCCGTGGCGGTCTCCGGCATGGCGGACGCTACACCGGTAGCCGCCTTTGCATAGTCCGGCAATCCGAAGCCGCGAATGTACCGCCCGTTGACCTGCATGGGCCGCGTCTTTACGCTGTCGCGGTAGTTACCCTCCGTCACCCAGAAGGACGTGCCGGACACCTTTGTGACGATGCCCACATGATCCGCGCCGGTGGTACACTCGCCTACGCCGTTGTCGCTCCACGCATACACCACCACATCGCCGATCTGGGGTTTGTAGTCGTCCCGCTCCATCCAGCGGCCCAGCGCTTTGTAGAGGTCGATCATCTTCCCCACGCCCACCTCCGTGGGCATAATGTCCGTGATGTTGTTGACGATAGCCACGGCGCTGACCGTACCGGCGCACCATGCGTCGGTGTATTTCAGTGCGTAGCCCCTCGCCAGCGGCTTGTGGCTGTTATAAATGTCGATGATCTTCTTGTGGCTGCCGTCCGCCTCGTTAAGACCCACCCAGCCCAGAATCGTGTCTACCACATTCTGTCTCAGTTGCTGTTCCGTCATTTTCTCGACCTCCCTGAAATCGTTCTTCCCGTTCATGGCCAGCATCACGGGGTAGTCCGTCAGCATGTAATCCTGGTCACACACCACATCGGCCACCTTGGTGTCCCGCAGCTTGTTGGTTTCGCCGCCGAACTGCCACAGGCCGAAGTCCCGGCCATAACGGCACGTCTCGTTCCACTCGGCCACCCAGTGGGCATACCTGAAAAGCTGCTCGTCGTGCATATAGCCCTCGAACATGGCGCGGGAGGAGTAGATGCCCACCCATGCGCCGCGCTGCTCCAGTGCCTCGCAGAAGGCCAGCACAATGGCCGTCAGCGCGTCCTTGCCCAGCGCCAGCATCTCCTTGTGTTCCACGTCCATGTACACCGGCAGGGTGAACTTCTTTCCGGCAAGGCAGTTGTCGAAGAAATACGCCGCCTCCTGCTCTGCCTGTTCCACGGTCAGCGCCTTGCTGAACCAGTAGCAGCCCACGTCAATGCCGCGCTTGACGCACTCCTCATAGTTCCGCTGGAACTGCTTGTTGGTATAAAGGCCGTTGTTACCCCCGCCGCCCTTCAGGACGGCGAAGGTAACACCCTCGGCTTTATCCCAATCGAACACGCCCTGCGCGTCCGAAATGTCAATGCCGTAGCGCATGGCTCACTCCTCCAGCTCAGGCAGGCCCGCCAGAGAGGTCAGCAGGCTCAGGATGCCCGCCAGCACGGCGGCGCTGCCCACGGCGACCCAGTTGACTTCTGCCATGACGGCGGTGGTGCCGATGGTGGCAACAGCGGTCTGTGCCACGGTCTTGATGGCGCGGATGCCCGCCGCCTTGATCCAGTTCTTCCAGTTTCTCATGATGTAGTCCTTTCCGGCCTAATTGGCCTGTCCCATAATGTTGTGTACGTCTTTTTCCAAATCGTCGATACGATGATTGGCTACCTTCTGCCGCTCCTCCGCCAGGGCCACGGCCTCCTCCAGCGCATAGGTGCGCTCCACCAGATTGTTGTGCTTGCTGACCTTCTGCTCCAGCTGCTCAAGGCGGTAGGCGATCAGTGCGGTGCTCTTGCGGTTGGCGAAATAGCTTCCTGCCAGCGTCCCCACAAGGCCCAGCACCGCCGCAATGATGGCTTCCGTCATGTGACCTCCTCCCATCCATATACACCCGGCTCCCACACGTTGTTGTCACAGGTGCTGCGCCATGTTTTGCCGCCGTGTGTCACCTTGTCGCCTGTCATGTAGGGGTTGGTGCTGTCCGGCTGCTGCCACGCGGGGATGACGGCTGGGTCGGGGATCAGCACCTGTGCCCACAGGCTGGGCGCGTCCGCCGGGTTCCAGCCTGACTGCGATGTGTGGGCCTGTAGGCACTTGTAGACGTATCCCCCATACAGCCGCCGGTCTCCCGCGACATAGGCCACCCCCTCGCCGTCCCACGGGCGGTAGAGCAGCGGCGCTGCCGCCGCCTGCGCGTCCGTCAGCACCACCGCTGCGGCATCCATACTGGCCCGAATGGCCTGGGCCTGCGCCATGATGTCAGTTCTCATCCGTCACCACCCCCAGCGTCTGCAAAGCCGCCTTGTACTGCTCAATTTCTTCCTGGGCGGTCAGGAGTTCTTCGCCGTCCCGGTAGAACTTGCCATCCTGATAACTGTCCCCGATGCCCACCGGGCGGTCATGGAGCGCCACCGCACCGGGGAAATCCCCGGCGTTGGTTTCCCACAGAGTAATGACGTTGGTCACAGTCCCTTCCGTGATAACTGCATATCTCATGCCGCCACCTCCTTGTGCTGCCGGATGACCACAATGCCGTCGGCAGGTTCAACGTTATAAGCGCCGCCATTGCCGGAGTTGGGTACGGTGGCGGTCAGGTTATCGCCGCCGCCGGAAGCGTACAGGTCGCCGTCTGCTTCGCCAAATTCTCGTGTGGTGGTACCCTGTCCCTTGCCGCCAGCAGTTGTAGCAGTCGTACCGTCGCCACCATCCGTACCACCAGCGGCGGTACTGTAGTTGGCATGTACCCCACTGACATTCAGACCACCGCCGCCAGAGCCACCGTCTGCGCCCGGCTGCTTGGATGTGTTATATCCTCTCTTAGAGCCCTTTCCTCCCAGTGCAGATGCGGCAAACGCCGATGTTGTGCCACCATCCGTACCGTTCAAACTACCTTCAGTAATGTTTTTGCCCGCCGCGCCTACCACGATGGGATAGGCGGTATTGGCCGCCACCACCACAGACCGCACGGTGGTGGTGTAGCCTGCGCCACCACCGCCGCAGAGTACATAGCTTCTTCCTCCGCCGCCACCTACCAAAAATGCATCAATCACCATGTCTTTCAATGGCGTGAACGTGCCGCTGGACAGAAACTTGATGCGCCAGTTGCCGCCGCCATCGTCCAGCACCTGATACGTGCCGTCACCGCCCGACCAGTTGAAGTCCTCGCCGATGATGGGCGCGGAAATGGCGCCGCCGCCGGAAAAAATACCTTCTACCTGAATCATACAATTATCACCTCCACCGGAATATTGATGGCGGGCACGGTGCCCACCGCCTTGACCGTCAGCGAACCCGCCGCCTGTGCCGTCACACGGGGCTGCGCCGCGCCCCACGCGGCGAACTGCTCGTCGGTGGCACTCTGGGCGATGCGCAGGCTGCCGTTGGCCGCTGCCGTAACACCGGAGACGGCCAGCGTCTGCACGCCGTCGCTCCACCCCGCCGCCGTCAGCGTGGCGGCAGCGGACACGGACTTGTCGGCCTTGTCCTGCACCAGCTTGTAGACATTGTTCACCGCCTTTGGCGTGACGGCCTTGTCGGTGTCGGTGCGCTCGTAGCTGTCCACCAGATAGGTAATGCCCTTGCTGCCGGTGCTGGCACTGGGCAGGCTTACCGCGCCCAATGTGTCGGTATCGGTAAAGGCCAGATACTGGCCCTTGCTGCCGGACACCTCCACCCCGTCGCCCTTGGGGCCCTGCGGGCCGGTGTCACCCTTGTCGCCCTTCTCGCCCTTCAGCGCCGCCAGCTGCGCCGCCGTGAAGTCCGCGTAGGTAAAGGCGTCGCCCTTTTCGCCGGGGTCGCCTTTCGGGCCTTGCGCGCCCGTGTCGCCCTTCGCGCCGGGAGCGCCATCGGCTCCGGCAGGGCCGGTGTCGCCCTTGGGGCCTTGTGGGCCTGTATCACCTTTTGCACCGGGCGCACCAACTGCACCAGCGGGGCCCGTGTCGCCTTTCTCACCCTTCAGCGCCGCCAGCTGCGTCGCTGTGAAATCCGAATAAGTGAACGCCGCGCCCTTCTCACCGGGGTCTCCCTTCGGGCCAGCAGGCCCCTGTGGGCCCGTCTCACCTTGCGGCCCTTGGGGGCCGGTATCACCCTGCGGCCCCTGTGCGCCGGTATCACCCTTTGCACCGGCAGGGCCAGTATCACCCTTGGGGCCTTTCAGCGCACCCACGTTCACCCATGCCGCCTTGTCCACATCCCACTGATACACGGTGTTGCTGTCCGCCGTACCAACGAACCACGCGTCACCGGCGCTTCCTGTAGGGTGGGCTGCCTGCAAAGCCGCCAGCGTGGCATACAGTCCCTTTACCGTGTAGCTGTCGCCAGCTGGGCCGGTGTCACCCTTGGGGCCGGTGGGGCCTTGTGCGCCGGTCTCACCCTGTGGGCCTGTCGGGCCTTGTTCGCCCTGTGCACCCTTGTCACCTTTCTCGCCCTTCAGCGCCGCCAGCTGTGCCGTCGTGAAGTCCGCATAGGTGAAAGCTGCACCCTTTTCGCCTTTTTCACCCCGTGCGCCCGTGTCGCCCTTCGGCCCCCTTGCTCCGGTGTCGCCCTTCGCGCCCTGTGGTCCAGCGGGGCCGGTATCGCCCTTGTCACCCTTGAATTTACCCGCGTCCGCGTCGTCCCGGACGCTCTTGGCAATGTTCCGGGCCTCCTGCGCCTGCGCCAGTATCTGCTCACCGTAGCTGGCCGGCACCTCCGGCAGCGCCTCGCCGGACACCGCGCCGCTCTCGTCCACCATGAACCGCACCTGCGTGGTGGTGATCCGCTGCGTCGTCTCGCCCACGGCCTTTGTCCCAACCAGATGCACGGTCCACTCGCCCGCCGCCAGATTCAGATGATCCTCCGGCGAAATCGCGTCGTCCGTCAGCAGCACGCTGTACGTCTTTCCTGTTCCTTCAAACACTGCCGTCTTGGCCGCGCCGTCCCAGTCCTCTGTCTGAAACACGAACCGCGCCGCCAGATAGTCAATAGTGTTGGACGCCACCACGGTATTCTCCATCCGCAGCCGCTGCCCGTATACATAGAACGTCATCATGTCTCTCACCCCTTTTTACATAAGAGCATAACAGAAGCGGCGGTGGAAACTCTATCCCACCGCCGCTTCCGTGTTACCACGGTGCCCGTTCGTTGATCCGCTTTTCACTGATACCCGATGCCAGCGCCAATGCAAACATCTGGTCGTAAGAGATATTCAGGGAGCCGATGTACTCCAGCCGCTTATCCATCTTGGAGTAAGCGTCGTTCTTGCCGTCTCCGTCGTAGTCCTCGCCGGTCATGCTGTGAAGGACGCTCCATGCTTTGTAGTAGGTGTCCTCCGACATACCCGTGCTGGCGCAGTATTCGTTATACTTTTCCACTGCCTCCGTCGAAATATCGTCGTACTCGTCGCTGTCTCCGGTGAATTTCCATCTTTCAACGGCCTTGGTGGCGGATTCATCGTCCTTGCCGCCATACCGTTTCAGGTAGGAAACCGCCTGATCGTAGCGGATACGGCCCGCACTGTAAGCGCCGCGAAGATCATCGTAGCTGATGCCGGTATCGACCTCGCATTGCAGCTGCGTCACATATGCTTCCGCCTCTTCGCGGGTCTTACCGTCAATGCTGACCATCTCATTGATCAGCTGCTGCCGGTTAATAGCACCCTCGACAAATGCGTCTCTCTTCTCGTTGTAGGCATAACCGTACTTCTCCTTGAAGGCCCACTTGCTGACGATTACCTGCGCTTCATCTTCGCTGTACCCGATATCCTCCAGCTGCTTGCGCATGTCGGTGTCGGACGCGCCGGAATCCTGAATAACGGACTTGATGCCCTTCTGGAGCTGTCCGTCGCTGTACCCCCGCTTCTTCATATCGTCATAGATATACTGGTACGCTTCCTTGTCCTGCTCCATGGCCATATACAGCAGTTTATAATACCGAGTGTTGTTGCCCGCGTCCGGCGCAAGCCGCCAGATGGCCCGCTCCATTTCGTACATCATGCGGACATTGCCGCTCTCCTGCGCCACGCTTCGGGCAATGGCCCACACGTCACGGCCCACATTGGCTACGGAGACACCGAAGATCTTACTGCCCGCCGTCAGCAGCTGCTTGGCAGCATACAACGGGGTTTTCTTGCCCTCGCCCTGCAAACTCTTGGCGAAGCCCTCCGCCGCTGTAATGAAGTCTCCCGCCGCGTCGGCGTCCATCCGGCTTACCGTAAAGCCCTGCATCAGCGACTTAATGTCCTTCGCGTAGGGAATCCGCCCCAGCGGGTCAGCGTTGTCCCAGAGGTTGCTGCCCAGCAGCACATTCAGGAAGGTGTCCTTCTCCTTATCACCGGTGACGCCGGTCAGCTTCTCCCAGTACCGCGCCCAGTACCCCTTGTCCTTATCGTCGTCACGGGCGGCGTCCACAAGGGACTGCACCAGCGCGTTCACCACATCCGTCACCAGCACGGCCCCGATGGTGCGGGTCATTTTCTTCATGGCGGCGCTGCGCTTCGGGATATTCTGCTCAAACCGCCATGCGTCATAGGCGCGCATGAACATGTTCAGTGTTTTCAGCGGCTCACCCATAAAGGCCGTGGCCTGCTTGGTCAGGCCGTTGGCGTCCCGCATGATCTGCGTCCGCTGCATGATGCCGTCCACCACCTGAGACTGGTCAATGACCTCTGTGAACACCTGGGCCACGCGGGAGAAGAAAGCGTCACTGCCTTTCTCATAGCCGCCCTCGTTCACCACCGTCCACTCGCAGGCGTTCCAGATAGCGCCCCACGTCACGGCGTCCGCCTTACCGGCGGCCCAGCCGCTCCAGTCGTTCAGCTTGTCCATCACGCCGCCCTCACCGCCATAGACGTTCTGGGCGATGCTGTACCGGCTGCTCTGGTCAAAGCCCGCCGTGTCCTTGATGCTGGCAATGGGCGCGTACTTCTTGGCCTTTTCCCAGCCGTTGCCCTCCGTCGCGCCGCCCACAATGCCCTTTGCCATCGTAGATGGGTCAAGAATGGCCGCCGCCCGGACATAGGCCGTCGGCTGCTGGGCCACCACCCGTAGGTTAAAGCCCACGCTGGCGCCCTTCACGCCGCCCACCATCTTTTCAATGAATCGGGTGGTGTCGGTGCCGGTGCTGCCCATGCCGTTCTGCACGTCCCGCATCAGATTTCGCCAGTATTTTTGCGCCGCCTCGCCGTACACATCCGTCAAAACGTGCTTCACGTTCTTGCCGGTCAGGTTGCCCTTGGCGTCGCGGTAGCGGTAGTTATATAGCCGGTTGATGTCCTCCATGGGGGCCAGCAGCGTGCTGTACTGGATCATGTCGCTGGCGTTCTGGGCGAACACGTCGTACATGTCCCCCATCTCCAGCGCGTTGCTGGCGTTGGGGGTCAGAGTCTTGGCGCTGCCCATGTTCTTGATCTCGCGGGCCACGTCCGCGCCCTTCTCGGAGTTCTGGGTGGTGCCCTCCTGCGCCGCCTTGATGGGCCAGTATTTCCCCTCCGTGAACTTCTGATAGCCATACACGGTCATGCTGGCCTCGTTGCCCCACTTGGCAAGGTCGCCGCTGGCGATCTTCTGGAAGCCCTCCGCCACCCTCCGCTGTGCTGCGGTCAGCGTGCCGGTGATAGCGGTCAGGTCGTCCACCGTCAGGCGGATGTTCTCCGTGCCCCGCTCAATGGCCGCCTGTTTGCCGTTTTTCTTAATGGCAGGCTGCACCACGCCGCCCACCGTCAGGTGATGCACCGCCTGTTCGCCGCGTCCCACCAGATTGTAGAGGTTCATGATCTGCCCCGTGGTCAGCACCAGCCGCTGGCCGTCCTCGCCCACGAAGAACGCATGGCGCTCCAGACGGTTCTTGTAGACCTCCTTGTCCATGAACTTCTCCGCCGCTGCCTGAATGGTTTTCAGCATGGTATTCTGCTTGTCCTGCGCGTTGCGCAGCGTCCGGTATACCTGCATGCCCGCCTCGCCGTAGGCGTAGAAGAACGTATACGGGTCATAGAGATCCAGCGCCAGCTTGCGGTTGGCCCGCTTCCGGGAGAACGTGCCATCCCGCAGTGCTTCCGCCAGCTCCTGCACCCCGGCATAGCGCTCAATCGCCAGATTCTTGTTGAAGGTGGACACGCTCTGCTCAATGGCCCGCACCGCCTGCCATACGGTGGTCAGCTCCTCGCTGTTCATGTCGGCAATGCGCTTGTTGCCGAACGCCATCACCTGATCCAGCAGCCCCGCGCCCTCGCTGCCCAGCAGGTCGGGGTCAATTACCAGCGCTTCGCCGCTCTTGAGGATTTCGTCATAGGCGTTTTTCAGGGCAATGGCCGCCTGTGTCCGCGCCGTGGGCAATCCCTCGCCGTTCGCCACATGCTCACCCGTAAGGCCGCCGCGCATGCCGTCCTTACGAATCACATAGTGTTCCGTGCCGGGCTTGATGCTGTACGCGCTCTCCTGATTGATGCTGCCCAGCAGCGCCGCCACGCTCTGCCGCAGCTTCTCCGGAATGTGCTGCTTGTCCGTGGGGGTCAGCAGCTTCCGGGACAGGTCGGCGGTATGCCGCGCGATCTTGGCCCGCAGGGCGGTGGCATTGCGCCGCTCCCGTCCGGCCTTGGTCTGCTCCTGATAGTGCCGCCGCATCCGCTCCACCTGCCGGTCACGTCCCTCGCGGGTCTTAATGAGCATCTGCGTCAGCCGTGCCTTGGTCTCCTGAAGCTCCAGTGCCTGCCGGTCGGCAAAGGTGGGGTTGCTCTGCCGCACATCCTCGCCGATCATGCCGTCGATCAGCAGGTCGGAAAGCTCCGTCACCGCCGCGTCACGGAATCCGTCAAAAGGATTCTCATAAATGCGGCCCACGTTGTCCAGCACCTCGCTCATGCGCAGCAGCTGGTCGCCGGGGTGGATGATGGTGCTGGGGAAATAGCCCTCGCCGAACATCTCCGTCAGCTCACTGTACGCCACATCCACGTCAAGGCCGCTCTTGTCGCTGATCTTCAGCGTCCCCCGGTTGGCTCTGCGCCAGTCCTTGAAATCCGGAATGGAGCCGTCATCGGCATACCGCAGCGTGACGTTTTTCAGGTGGTCGCGGATGGCCAGCAGCTCCCCGCCGCTCTCCGCCTGCACCAGCACCCCGTCGATGATCTTCTCCGCCGCCGCACGGGCGTGGGGCCGCAGGGTGTCCATGGACACATCGTCGGCCATCAGTGCCTTGCCCAGCGCCGTCATGTCGCTCTCAATGGCGCGATAGTCGGTGCTGCTACCGTACTCATCGAGGAACCGCCGCCCCAGCTTCTTCACGTCATCGGGGCGCACGCTGGGTGTCTCGGTGCGCCGCAGCTCCCCGCGCCACTTGGCCACGCGCTCAGTGAGTGCCTTGTTCCGGTTCTCCAGCGCCCGCCGCTCCTTCTTCAGCTCCCGTACCTCGCGCTCCAGCTCCGTGGCGGATTTCAGCTGGAAGCGTGCGCCTTCCACGCTGTTTACTGCATCTGTGCGGGATTGTTCATCTCCGCTCTTGTACTCAATCGTTTTCACGCCAGCCTGAGCCAGTGCCGCCCTCGCATTTGCGCTTGTATCGTCCGGGATCACAGCGGCCAGCACTTCGTCAAACCCCACAGCACGCTGCGGCTTTGCCTCAAAGTACCCTGTGGGCATATTGGAAATATCTTCAAATAGTTGCAGCACCTTACCCGCCGTGTCCGGCCTGATACGCAGCGTCGGATATGTACGCAGCTCCTTGTCGATGGCTGCTGCGGTACGCTTTGTGCGCAGGGTTTCCACAATGGCCGTAGCGGCATCGTCCGAAGCAATAAAGTCATTCCGGGCAGCGGGGTCTTTGATCTCATTGGCCAACTCTGCCAACCGTGCCGAATACTCCTGACGGATGGCGCTGTATTCTTCCTCCGTCATTTTTACCAGTCGACCGGAATCCGCCTTGATCTCATCAATGGAGTTATAGTCCTTTGAAGCCACCCCCCAGATAGCTTGTCCGCCAAAGAATGTATTGGTGCCCTTCTGGTCGCCCCGCTTCATTGCCTTTACAATATTCTCCAGTGTGATCTCATAATGGGTCGCAGAGAAGCTGCGGCGGTTGCCGGAAGATGTGTAATAATCCTTACCGTTGTAAATGCCCTCATTTTTTACAACACCCTTAAACAACTCATCCAGCCAGCGGTCATAATCAGCCTTGTCCACCTTTTTGCGGATAGCATTATTGGTAGCGTCCAGATCGACTTCTTCCGTCACCGTCTCTGTGTTTCCGCTCAAATACTTCCGCGTATTCAGCAGATATTTTGTCTTCGCTGCATTCGTCTCAGCGTTCACCACATCGGCGGCATCTTCCGCAGGCAGCCCCAGCTTTTCATAGTATTCCCGCAATGCCTCGTTCAGCGCTTCGCCGTGTTCTGCAAACCACCGCCTTCTTGCGGCAATGGGAGCCTCGCTGCCGGTTGCACGGAAGCCGTCCACAATGTCAGCGCCCAATTCGCGGATCAGGAACTCGGACATTTCCTGCTGGCCTTCATCCATGCGGCTGACGTTTTGGCGCATCACTTTTTCTACTGCTCCACGTCCGGTATCTTCAAGGTAGATGTTCATCACACGCGGATCGTCCCGCATAGGCTCCAGTACCTTTTCCAACCCACCTTTGCGGTTCAGTTCATCCTCCAGCGTGTTGGCCACGGAATACAGCGGATTGACAAAGTCACGGCCTTTTTCACGCTGCATTCTGTAAAACAGGTCATGAATACGTCCTGCGGCCTTTTCGTTGACCTCATATTCGATCTGCGGCGCGGTGGGTGTCCACGCATCATAGCCATACACCTTATTGCTGCGGAACAGCTGCGGGTCGATGGTGTCCTTGCTGAAAACGAAGGAGATCGGGCCGTACTCACTGTGCCCCGCGTCGCCCTTCACCACGGCGATAGAGGGCATCGGAAGCCCGCCCAGTCTGACAGCATCCAGAAGATTCGTTTCTGTCAGGTTGTGCAGCGCCAGCAGGTCTTTTGTCTCCTCCAATGGCTTTTTCAGGGAAAATTTGCCCTTGACATTCAGTGCGTTCCGTAGTATATCTGTGGTGTAGAGTTCGTATTCAGCAGTATCTGGCCCTCTATGGGTTTTGAGGTGTTCGGTACTGTTGATATCGAGCTCTTTTTCTGTAACCACATCATGCAGATACAGCCGCTGGCTCTGCGGGTCTCTCTGAAGCATCACAGCCACATACATTTTCTCGGCGGGTGTCCCAACAGTAACGGGCGCCGCGACAACAATTCTCTCAAGCCCGCTGCTGTTTTTGTTCAACGTATAAATGACTACACCGTCCTTTATTACGCTTGGGACGGCGGCAAAGGTAACGACTTTAAGCGGTGTTATTCCGTGCCTGAACTCGGAGTTGATACTCGACTTGCTGAGCGCAACATCTCCAAACTGTTCACTGTACACATTATTGCCGAGCGACGCGAAAAAGGCCCTGACTCTCTTGTCGAGGGGGATACTTCTGTCTCCGAGTTCGTTTCCCGTGAAATGTCCGATGGTATCCATGCTTTGAAGCGCCACCGAATTATCCATAATATCCGTTTCCGTGTACTGCGGATATTTGATCTGATACCGTCCCTCACCGTCGCCCTCGCGGGCGGCGGTTTTTGCTTTTTGCGCCTGTTTTCCCGCCGCGTCATAGGCTTTCTGCCACAAGGCCACACACTGCTCCAGTTCGGCCATGCTCTTGCCGTAGGCGTTCTGTGCGGCCTTGTCCTGTGCCGCCTTGCTGCGGAACAGGGACTTGACCTTTGCGATAAAGGCTTTCAGGGCGTCTAGCAGCTTCTTCGCGGCGCTGCGGTTCTCCTTGGCAAAATCCTCAAAAAGCTTGCCGTTTTCCATCATGTCGCGGGTGAAGTCGGCGGCGATCTCGTCCATGGCCTCCTCCTGCGTCAGCTTTACGCCCGCCTCCTCGGCCATAGCCCGATACCGCTCCACATACGCCGCAGCGCCCTCCTCGCCGGATTCCCGTGCGCGGTAGCTCATGGCGTGATCGCGGTAAGCACGATACTCCTCCGGCGCCAACTCCTGCATGCGGTGTGTCACCTCATGGGCCGCCACGAAGCCGAAGGCATTGTCCGCGTCGGCGGCGATCTGAATGAGGTTTCGGCCGGAGAGGTACACGCCGTTGGCCTTACCGCCGGAGATCGTGTCCACCATCTCGATACGCACACCCAGATTCTTGCCCAGCGTGTTCAGCAGCGCCGCCGTACCGGCCTGCTCCTTGGCCATCTTCCGGGAATGCTCGTTGTCCACAAGGCCGCTTTCGCTGCCTGCGCTGCTCACAAGCGTAAGCCCCGCCTTTTCCCGTGCAAGGCTGGCCGCCGCGTCGGAAAGGCCCGCCTCATAGGCCGCCGTCTGCACGCTCTGGGGCAGTGCGCTGGCCGCCGCGCTCTTTACGTTGACCGCAGATTCCCGCCGCAAACCGGCCTGATACAGCGCCGTAAAGCCAGCCTGCACCTTGCCCTTGCTCAGTGTGGTGTTGATCTTCTCTGCTTTGTCCCATGCCGCACTGCCAGATTCTCCCAGCCCCATGTCGCCCATGGTGGGGAACTCCGCTTCCGTCGCCAGCCGCCCCTGCTCATAGGCAGCACTGCGCTGTACCTCGCTCAGATCGTCGGCAAACGTCCCCTGCGTCATTTCTTCCACGGGGATGCCAGCCCGACCTGCTTCATATGCCTGTCTCATTCCCAGCAGATACTGGCTCACGTCGCCGCCGGTGTAGGAATCCACAAACACCTGCGCCGCCCCGGCGTTCTCCGCTGTGTTGATAGTACCTTCGTAGAGGTCAGCGGTCTGCTGATCCTTGAAGCGCACGTCCTTGGGGTCTACTGTCTCGCCGCTCTCCAGCTGCACCTTGCCGTCCTTTACCACAGAACGGATCTGTGCGTCGGCGTCATTGTAGGTGGTGCGGCCATCCTTGCTTGCCTGATAAGCCCCGGTCACGCCGGACTGCTGCCGTACCTGTTGCATGGCATCCTGATACCGGCCCTGTACGGCGGTCTGTACCGCCATATTGCCGCCGCCCATCAGGCCGCCAGCCAGCGCACCGGCACCGAAGTCCACAGCCATGTCCTTGATCGTCTCGCCCACGACCTTCTGCTGCGCTTCCTGATAGCTCATGCCGCCAGCCATATATACGGCGATCCGCTGGTTCACATCTGTCATGTCGCCGTTGATGATCTTATCTGCCAACAGATTGCCAATATCCGTGAACACTTCCTCGCTGCCCTCAATGCCCGCCTGAATGGCAGTATTCTTCAGCATGCCGACGATCCGCTGTTTCATCGTCCCGCTGGGCAGCTTCATGGAGATCAGGCTTTCCAGACTTACCTTCTCAAAGAAAGATTCCAGTATACCCGCCGCCACACCGGTGGCAATGGCGTGGTCATCGTCCAGACCACGATCCTTTGCGGCCACCATCGCGTCGGTGGCCGCCGCGCCGCCCAGTGTGGCCGAAGCGGCAGCAGGCGGAACGCCCAGCGCCGCCAGTGCCACCGTGGCCGCGCTGTCCAGCATAGACGTACCCACACCATACGCAAACGCGGCCACATCGCCGTGGTCATACTGGAGGTTTTTCGTCACCTCGCCCCGCACGCCGCTGGCGTAGGCATAAGGCAGCATGGCCGGGGCGTTGTAGTCCGTGGGCGTATTGGGATCGGCCAGCTTCCGCAGCGCCGCGTCGATAGCGCCTACACCGCTCAGAAGATTGGCCGGAACCGACAGCAGCGTACCGCCAATAGGCGACTTCTCGCCCTCATTCCGCGCCATCTCCTGCACCTTGGCGTACCGCTCCGCGTTCTTCTCCCGCTTGGGGATATTTCGATAGTAATTCACCAGCTGCGAAAGCTCATCCTCCGAGAATCCAGATGCCAACAGTGCCTCCCGCGCAGCCTGTTTCCGCGCGGCATCGACATGCGCAGCAGCTGCGGGAACGCCTGTTGTGTCTGTCAGCACCTCCAATGCAGCGGTCTGATCCTCCGTCAGATTGTCCAGCGCCTCGCGGCCCTTGATATCATACTGGATGCTCTCGGCTTTGTTCAGGTCGGCCTTCATCGTGGCGTAAGTACGCTCTGCCTCCGACTTTTGGGGATTGTAAGCGCCAAAAGCGTGGATATTATACGGTTCTTTGCTCTCCTGTGCCTTTTTTCCAGCCTGTTCCACCTCTGTGCGGTAATCGTCCAGATCAAGCCACGCCAGCCGCCGGTACTCCTTGATATACGCCTCCTGCTGGGCCTTTTCGTCCGCCAGCTCCTTGGCGGTTTTCTGCCGATCTCCCGCAAAGGAGAACCCGCCCAGGAACGTCCCGTAGGGAGAGACCACCTGTCTCTCCCGTTTCTTTGTCGCCGCAGCAGGAGCCGTCGGCGCCGTCACGGCTTGCACTTTGCCGGACGACACCTCGGCATTCCACCGCTCCTGCTCCCTCTTATGGAAGGTGTCCACATCAACAAAATTGATATCGCCAGCCTCAAGGCCCGATTCCTGCATTTTCTTCTTGTAGATATCCTGCCAACCCATAAAACCGCCTCCTTACTTGCCGGGGTTTCTCAGCGCATACACCAAATCGGTATACTGCTTTTTGGTGATATTGCCCGCCTCATACATGGCCGCCAGCGCATTGATCCGCCCCTGTAAAGACTGGTCAACGCCGGTCTCCGTGTCGTGAATGATCCGCATCGCCGTGGACGAGGTATATTTTTCCGAATTCTCCTTCCCGCTGCTCTTGCCGCCGCTGGAACTCCCTCCGCCGCTGCTCTTTGCCGCCGCAGCCGCCTGTGCCTGTGCCTGCTGCCATGCAAATTGCTCACGGGAAAGTGCCATCTGCTCGTTGAACTGCCGGACGGATTCCTCATACTGTCTGCGCCACTGCTCGTCCGCAATGCCGTTGCGGTAATCGGTATAGGCAAAGTCTCTGGCGTCGCCCCACATGCCGTAGTCCAGATTCCGTTCCGAATCATACCGGCCCGACAGGAAATTCCGCTCCGTCTGCCAGTCGCCCACCTTGTCCCGATACTGGCCGTATTCCTGCTGGTACTGATCCGCCAGCAGGCTGTACTGGGTCTTGAGGTCGTCGCCCTCCATCTGATACCGGCTCAGTGCCAACTGGTAAAGCTCCGGCACCACGTCGTTCAGATTCTGCAAATAGGCGTCGTACTGCTGCTGGCCCACCGCCTGCCCGTAGGTGCTGGCATAGCCGCCCGTCAGTGCCGCCGCCTGCCCCATGGTGTCCTGCATGGCCTGCTTGCCCTGCTGCACATACTTGTCCTTGTACTGTTGATAGAGCGCGTCGCTGTTCAAATCATAGCTGAACTTCTTCCGGTTCCTGATAGCGTCCAATGCATCCTGCATCTGCTGGCCATACTGTCCGCCTGTCCAGTCTCCCGGCTTCTGCGCTTCCAGCTGTGCAAGCCGTTCCGCCAGTTTCTTGACCCGGTCGCTCTCCTGATAATCTTTATAAGAAAATGCCATACTGTCGTTTCCTCCTTATGTTGTCTCCGGCCCTGCGATACGTTTCCACATGTGTACCACCAGATACGGCGGCATGTTGTTGTGGCTCCCTCCGCCGCCCGCCTCGCTGATGCTCAGGCTGTGGCTGTGGCTGCCGTTTGTGCTGGTGTAGAAGGTGTAGTGGCTGTCGGACGCGCCCTTGCCCTCTGCCGTCTGGCTGTTGCCGCCGCTCTGGTTGCCGGAAAAGCTGTGGCTATGTTCACCGCCGGACTCGATGCTGCCGCCGTGGGTGTGGCTGGGCATCTGGCTGGCGGTCAGTATCACGGAAGCTTCGCCACCCGTGGCTCCCACTGCGTACAGACCTTCGCTGCTGGCCAGCAGGAATTTTCCCGCGATCCGCTCCCAGTACGTCCCCGGAAACAGCGCCTCCGGGTCCGCGTTCTCCGTCACGGACATGTAGATACTGCCCACCGGATAGATGGCGTCAATGGTCAGCACACTGGGCAGCAGCGGCGTCACCACACTCTTGATGATGTCCGCCAGCGCCTGCCCGCCTACGGTCAGCCCATCCGCGATCTCCACGGACTGGGCGAATTTCGCCTTCCACTGGCAGTCCAGATAGTCGTCGTTCTCCGCATACTTTCCGAAAGCCGCGCCTTTACCGCCAGCTTTCAGGTGGAATGTCACCGACTTGGTGGGCACCGCCCTGGTATACGTGACGCTGTTGCCCACCTTGTCCGTGGCCGTCAGGCGCACCGTGTAGCTCTGCATGGTGGAGATGTCGGCGCTCCCCGTCACCATGCCTGTCACGCCGCTTTGCAGCGCCACCTCCGCGCCGTAATCCGCCGCGTCCAGCGCCTTATAGGCCGCCGTCAGCGTCACGGTGTTCTCCCCGTTCAGCCCGGTGCAGCCCGCCGTGGCCCTGGCCGCGATATGTACGCCGTCATCCGCCGCCAGCAGCGCGTCGTCGCAGCGGTAAACGCTGGCCTCCGTGATGGTGGGCGGCGCATAGGCCAGCGCCTCCACCTCCACCGTCTCCGTGGTGGTGTTGCCCCGGCTGTCCGTCACCATGCACCGCACCGTGGCCGCCGTGCCGGTCAGCGCCTTTGTGGTAGCGGTGTTGTCCACCGCCGCCACTGTCTCCCCGTCGTACTGCACCGAGAAGCCCACAATGGTGGCATTGAAGTTCCCGCTGGCCTTGCTGGGGTCAAAGGTGATCTTCACCTTGGAATATCCCACCACCCAGGCATTGATGCCGGGAATCAGGCTGTTGTCCCGCTCTGCGCTGATCCACCCATCCGTCACCGTGGGGGCCGCCCCATCCGGAGGATACAGCGTCAGCCGCGCCGTGGCCGTTCCCTTGTTGGTGCTGCCGTAGTAGGTGGTGCAGGTGATGGTGCAGGCCGCGCCGCTGGTGGTCACCTTGTCGATCAGGCTGGTGGGCGGTGTCCACTCGCAGCTGGCCCCCACCCCAGTGGCGATGGTGCCGGTCTCCCCGCCCACCGTGTACGTCACCTTGTGGGTATAGCGGCTGTCGCCCCGGTTGGTGTAGATGGTCACCTTCTCCCCCAGCTTCGCCCCGTTCTTGCTCAGTGTCGGGGTAGACGCTCCCGCCGTAGGCCCTGTGGTGCCGCCTCCGCCGCTGCTACCGCTGGAATAGGAACCGATGCTGGTGGTATACGTCAGCGTCTTGCCGCCGCGGGGCGCGTTGGTGCTCAGGGTAATGGAAATGCTGACGCTGCTGGCGGTGGTACTGCCGGCCACATAGAAACTGGCGCTGTACGCGCCGCTGTTCCAGCGATCCGGCGAATTCTCCTTCAGCCGCTTCTTCGTCCCGTTTACCGTCACGTCGATATAATAGCCGAAGTAACTGCCGCCGCTACATCCGCCCAGTGACACCGTCACATAACCGGAATATGACGTGCTGCCCGAACTTACGCGGTAGATGTTATCGGAGATGTTGACCGTAAGTGTCGGCCCGCTTCCCCAGCTGTAGCTGCTCATGAATTACCTCCTGTCCAACGGAACGAAAGCCCGTTGCCGTCGTCTATCACCCAGTTGGGAAACGTCACCGTCCCCGTGTGGATGCCTGTCACATACAGCGCGTCGTTGGCAAAATACGCCACCTCGCCGCCGTTCACGTAGAAGGACAGCTTCTTCGTCGTCCAGATGCTCATATTCTGGCTCCGGTCGATCTCCTCATACTCCTTGCCGCCTACCGTCTCCTTCACGCCGGTCACCTGAATGTCCTGGCCGATGGCGATACCGATAATGGGCGTCAGCCCCTCATAGCCCACCACGCCCTGGCGGATGTAGCCATTGGTGGCAGCAATGAAGTTGTTCACGATCTCGCTGCGTGTGCTGATCTCCTGCTCCAGTCCCGCCGCTGTGGCCGTGATGGTGTTCTCCATGTTCTCCTGGAAGGTGCCGAAGTCCGAAATGGCCACATATTCGCTCCGCAGCGTCTGCTCCACCTTCTCGATGGTCTGGCGCACTTCGTTGGCGTTCTTGATGATGAGGGATTTCAAATCCGCCTGGGTCTGCTGCATCTCCTCGCGGGTGGCCCCGCCCAGGGCCGCCGCCGTCTCCTGGGAAAAGCTCTCCGCCGTCAGGTTGTTCAGGCTGCTGTTCAGCGTGTCCACCAGCCGGTAGAGATACCGCCGCACGTCCTGTAGCTGCTGGGCCTTGTCCCCCTGCAGCATGGGTGGAGAGGGAATCACTACCATCCGACATCACTCCCCAGCTCCAGAATCTTGGCAATGGAGAACACCCGCACAACACCCTTGCCCTCCAGCCGCAGCTTCATGTGGTCGCACCGCCGGGGGATCACCGGCACCGTAAACGTCCCCGTCCCTCTCCGGCGCACCGTCCCGGCATGCTCCCACCTGCCATCTGAATCATACTGGCAGTAGAGCCGCAGCTCTCCGCCGTTCTCAACCTGCAGCCGGATGTTGTACCGGCTCAGATACTTCTTGTCCGGGTACTCATACCCGATCACGCCGCTCTCCGCCATCCACTCCAGATCCGTCTCCGGCGTTCCCTGGGTCCCCAGCACACACATGAGCTTCTTCGTGTCCGCGTCGATGTAGTAGAGGTCGTCGTTCATGGCGGCAAAGCACATGGCGTGGGTGTTGTCCTCCCGGTGCCACATGCCCTTCCCCGCGTCGTAGCAGAACAGGTGCCATGCCCCGCCGCTGTCCTTCATGGACAGGTAGTACTTCCCGTTGAAGCTGCCGCCCACGGCCCCGGAATACCGCTCCTCGCCCAGTGCCGCCCCCATCGAGGTGGGGAAGCTCCCGTCATAGGCGCACACGTCCGTCCGGGACTTGTAGAACAGCACCTCGTTCACCACGCACAGGCTGCGGAAGCTGCCGCTCTGTACGCCCCGGCCCACCGTCTCCGTCACCTGGTGGGCGCCCACGGCGCTGATGGCCACCCGGTGGATCACATTCTCCTTGAAGAACGTAGGATAGCCCAGGTAGTTGGCGCACCCCGTCCACGCCCCATCTGAACCCACAGAAGCGGCCCAGGCGTCCGTGGAGATACCGGCGTATACCCGCCAGTTGCGGAAGTCGCCCAGCTTGCAGCAGTACAGCTCATTCACGGCCTTGCCGTCCACCATGCCGTACTTGCAGCCCCAGATACGGTTCTGGGCCTCGCACACATAGTCCATGTCCGGCACCGCCCGCTTTACCGTCACGGTGCCCTCCGTCTGCTCATAGGTCAGGTCGATCAGGCCCACCACCACGATGTAGTCCTCATCCTTGGCATAGATGATCTTCGTGCCGTTCAGCTCCTCAAATTGGGCCTGCACCACGTCGCTGTCGCCGCCATAGGCCGCGCCGCTGATCTCCACGCCGTCCCCCTCCTGGAAGGGCTTGCCGATGCCCACCGCCTGGATCTTGGTGTACACCGTCGCCACGCCGGTCCACATCTCGCTGCTCTCGCTCCACATCATCAGGCTGTGGGGCGTCTGCGTGGTGTCGATCCAGTATTCGCCGCCCTTGGGCTCCTCCGGCTTGGTGGCGGACACCTTGCTCAGGGGGCTGCCGTCCGCGCCGCACAGAAGATACGTCACCGTGCCGCTGCTCGCGTAGCTTGCTTCCAGACCGCCGAAGTCCGTCAGGTCTTTTGTGTTCAGATACTTCTTATCCGGCCAGATCAGCAGGTACGCGCCCATGCTCACCAGCTGCTTTTCACCCTCCGTCAGCGTCAGGCCCACGATCTCCGCCCCGTTGTAGTAGAGCTTCCCGCCGTCCGCCCACGCCATAGCGTCCTTGGCCAAAATCCCCTGGGGCGTCTCCATCTGCCGCACCACGCCGCGCCTTGCGCGGCTCTGCAGCAGCGGATAGCCGTCCGAGGACATATTCTTCATGTCATAAAAAGCATTGGCCGCAATGCTCCTATTGTGGTCATAGCCTGCAAAGGTCGAGATCATCTCCCGGCTCTGCCCCTGTTCTGTCAGTGTGGGAAACTGCATTGCCGCCCCTCCTTACCAGTATTTCACGCTTGCACCCACGCTCTCGTGGGTGCGGTTGTACCAGTTGCGATACTCCCCATACGCCGTCATAAATAGCGTGATGGAGTTGTTGTACTTGCCCAACTCCCCGTTCAGCCGATCCACCTGGGCCGCCAGATACAGGGGGTACATCCTGTCATAGGGTGTCGGCGCCGTCAGCTGGGCTTCCACGTCGTCCCCCAGCACAGGGATTTCCGCCGTCTCGCCGCCCCGGTAACACCGCACGATCTCCCTTGTCACCATAGCCTCCAGCTCGTTCAGCCAGCCGATCTTATCCTCCTGGGTGAACACATTGGGCTTTTCTCTGTCCAGCGCCTCCAGCGCCTGCATGATGGTCATGCCCCATCCCTCCTTTTGAAGAAAGGGGGCACACCGGCCCCCTTGTTTTCTCACATATCGCCGCCCTGCATACTCCGGCGGATGGCCTCCTGCTGATAGCGGTACGCCTCCCGCTTCTGCTTTTCGCTCAGGCGCAGCACCTCTGCCACGCACTCCGGCACTTCCACTTCCTCACCTCTGCGGATCAGGAAGCTTCTGCCGTTCACGGCCACATACTGCTCCGTGTCGCCGTTTTCCAGCAGCGGCAGCAGCACCTTCACCATCTTCTCCTTCTTGGGCTTTTCCGCCTTCTTGGGAGGCTCCGGCGTGGTCTGAGGGATGTCCTGTGCGGTCTGTACAGTCTGGGCGATGTTCAGGTTTTCATTATCCATGTCGTTTTCCTTTCTTCTGCGGCGGGGGATACGCTCCCCCGCCGCGCAGTATGTCAGTTGGCGTCCACGGTGCCGCTCCACTCAGCGGAAACGGATTCGATACGCACCATGTTCTGCTCCAGCAGGATCTTGGCGGTGCGGATACCCTTCCAGCCCACGGTGGAGCGCTGGTTCAGGGGATCTTCACCGGCGCCGAGAGGTTTGACGATGGTCTGGAGGCCGCCGCCCGTCACCTCGGTCACACCGTAGGCATTCTTGCCCAGCACCAGCGTGGAGAACACGCCGTAGTAGGTGGCGGGATCACTGCCGCTGCCCGCGGACTTCTGGGGACAGTCGCTGTCCTTCCATACCTTGGCCTCGGTGGATTCCACGAAGCGCACACCGGCCACCTTGCCGATCTCGCCGGTAAACAGGTTCTCCGGCTGGGCATACTTGTGGGCGTCGATCCACTCAGGGTCACGCTGCAGGTCGTAGGCCACATAGGGGTGGATGATCGCCACATAGTCGCCGTTGAAGGTCGGCACGTTGTTCTTCTTCAGGGTGGCAACGGCCTTCTGGATCATCTTCACGGTCAGCTGGCTGGTGGTGTTCATGTTCTTGCGCTGCGTCACGGCGGTCTCGGTGCCGCTGGCCACGGTGGGGCAGAACAGCACGTTGTTGCCGGCAGACAGCTGATTGCGCACCACGGTATCCATGGTCACGCCCGCCTGTGCGCCCAGCAGCTGGGTGGCCTCCACGATCACATTGTCAATGGCGGTCAGATCCAGCACGTCGGACACACGCACGAAGTAGCCGTACTGCGCCACGGTGGCGGTCAGGCTGGTCACGTCCAGCGCGCCGCCGTTGGGGGTCACACCTTCCGTCAGGGCGGTCAGCGCCTTGGGCAGCTGGTTGAACTTGCGGAACTCAATGGTCTTACCGCTGCCCTTGGGGATGACGCGCTTCTGGCCGAACTGGCTATGCACCAGATTGGGGCCTGCCTCACGCAGCAGCACCTTGTCATAGAAGGTTTTCATTTCCGCCGACAGGTTGTTGCCGGAGGAGTTGGAGCCGGTGGTGTTGGTCACATCAGCAAACAGCTGCATGTCCAGCGCCATCATAAAAAAGTTTTTAACGGTTTTCATAATTCTCCCTTCCGGAGAGGTCAGAAGCAGATCTTCTCGCCCCTCCTTGCACGTTGGATGAGATCATCCATATCCTTGTCGGAGAGCTTCGACACATCGCTCTTCATGGTCACACCGGCGCCCGCACCGTTTTCCGTGGGGCGCTGGCCCTGTGCCTGGATCTTGGCAGCCAGCTTCCGCTCCGTCTCCTGAGCGGTGTACTGCATGGCCTGCGGAATCAGCTGGTCGTGGTACAGGCCCCAATAAGCGCCCTCCACGCTGGCCCCGTTCATCAGCGCATTGAAGAACTGCGGGTTCCCCAGCTCCTTCTCCAGATCCAGTCCCGGATACTTCTGCGCGATGGCCTGTGCCTCCTGCGACCATTTGGCGATGTTCTGCTCCATCCGCTGGCGGTTCTCCCGTTCGGCCAGCTGCTCCTTCAGCTGCTGGTTCTCCCGCTCCGTCTTGCGGATGGCTTTCACCTGATCCACGCTGATGCCCAGACGATCCGCCTCCTCCTGATAGAAGGCGTTGTCCTCCTCGATGGCAGCAGACAGCGCCTTGATATCGGCGGCATCCACGCCATAGCGCTGGGACAGCATCTGCATCACCGGCTGCATGGCGCGGAACTTCTCCGCGTCAGCACTGGGGCCTTTCAGGCGCCGCGTCACCGTATCCTGTACCCGCTTGGCATATACGTCCTTGAACTCGCCCTTGATGAGCGCGTCAAATTCCTTGCCAAGATCTCTTGCAGGCTCTGCCTGCTGCTGCGCCCCGGCGTCGGGTGCGTTCTGTTCAGCCTGCTGGCCAGTCGTGCCAGCCGCCGCGCCCGTGGTGCCCGCTGCTGTGCCGCCGTCTCCCTCTGCGAACAGCTGGAGACCGAGCCAACGGTACATATTTTTCATGATATCCTCCTGCCCGTAGGTGGGCGAAACCGTAATCTGCCCGTCAGGTGGGCGAATCCATCATTAAGGCTCACGCCTGAATGTCACATACTCCGGATAATGGTGTGCCAGCAGCGCAAATCCCGTCGCCACCGTCCGCAGCGCCACAGCCGCCTCCCCCGCCGCGTCCTGCCGGGGACACAGCGTCACCGTGGCGTCGCCCCTGTCCACGTCCACGCGGGGCCTTTTGCGGAGCTTCCCCTGCTCATAGAGGTCAAGGGCCGTCTGCGCCGCCGTATAGCACAGGATGGTGGCCGCCGCACACACCACGTCATGCCCCACGTCGGCCTGTCCCGCGTGGCCGGTCATCCGCAGCACATAGGTGCCGCCGCACCGTGAAAATTCTACCCGCACCATGGCTTACACCGGCGCGGCACGGTCTGCCGCTTCCTTTCTGGCGTTGGCGGTCACGCTGCTCTCGCCGCCGCTGTTGCCGATATCGGGAACGCTTCCCGGCATGGGCTGCTGCGTACCCTGCGCACCGCCCAGCAGCTGCATGGCGTAGTTGGTGCCCAGCTTCATATCCACCAGCTGGGCCATAGCCACCGCCTGCTGCTGTGCCATCATCAGGCGCTGATACAGCGTCCCGTTGGCGCTGATGCGCTGCATGATCTGCTCCTTGCCGTCAAAGTCCATCATCTCCAGACACGCCAGCGCCTGGTCGGTCATCTGCGGATTGAAGAACCCGGCCCCGAAGAATTGCAGCGCCAGCTCGTTCTGGCTCAGCTTGCTGTATGGGCTGGCCTTTTCCGCCGTGATCTCAATGTCGAACACCGGCAGCCGGTAGCCCATATCCACGCCCATCTCCATGCCCTGATACACAGGCTTGATTCCGGCGTTGGTGTAGCTGACGAAATCCTCCCGGCCGTTCTCGCCCAGAATACGGAACTGACGGGGCAGGTCATAGAACTGGCGGATCAGCTCCACCACCAGCTCCACTACCTCACGGAAGGCGCGGTAGGCCGCCTTGTTGCCGTCCCGGCTCAGCTTGCTGCCCGCCTCCTGCATGGCCGCAATGGCGCTGGCCGCCGTCACGCCGGAGGTAGAGCCGCCGGTGGACACGTCCCGGTTGCCGGTGGTCTCCTTCAGCTCGTCCACCTTTCTGTCCAGCACATTCAGATAGATGCTGTTGAGCACCTTGCCCACCACCGGCAGGATGCTGTCCTGTCCCAGATTGCCGTCGGTATGCACGAAATCCTTCGTCATGTCGGCGTACTCCTGCTCGTTCACAGAGCCGTCGGAGCGGACGAAGTACCGGGGCTTGGCATTGGACAGCATGTTCTGCATCACCGCCTGATCCCCGCGGTCGATGTACTCCTGGGCACCCTTGCCAATGTCGATATAGCCAAAGCCGCAGGGCGTCCCCTTCACACGGAACATGGGGTCGAACACGAAGGGATATTTCCCGTGGTCATACCAGCCCTCGCCGTTCTTGTTCTCCGTGGCGTACAGCACCGTATCCCCCACGAATTTGCAGTAGTGCAGCACCGTCTTGCCGCCAGTCTTTTTCTTGTAATACCAGTCCACCACCACGCTTTTCTCCGTGGTGTCCACAGTGTCGTCGTACACATACTTGCTGATATCCAGCCCGTTGCCGCCCAGCTTGCCCGCCAACTCAGGGTACGCCTGCTCCAAAGCGGCGTTGTCCTCCAGCTTCACATGGAACACGTTGGCGCTGTTCTGGATCTTGGTGACACCCGGCTCCCAGAAGAGATTCAGAATGTCCACCGGCTCCACGGCAATGTCGCCCAGCCCACCCAGCTTGCTGCCGTCCCAGAACACACCGTAGATGGCCGTGCCGCCGATGATCTTATCCCACCAGCCTTCGGAGTAGGTAGCCTCAAAGCCCGCCTGCTCCAGCACCACCGGCACGATGGCCGACAGCTGCCGCGCCTCCTTCACGTCCCCCGGCTCACGGGGCAGGATGTTGGGGGCGGGGAAGTTGTCCATGGCGTCGGCGTGCTTGTTGGCGATGGAGTTCAGCAGCCATGCGCTCACAGGCTCCACCTGCTGCTTCTTGCTGCCCTGCCGCAGGCACTCCCAGTGCCGCAGCCGATACCACTCCTCGTTGTCGATCACCCGCTGCTCCAGATTGGCCTTGCCCTGCTTGTACTTCCGCAGGGTCTGTGCCGCTTCCCGCAGCTGCTCCGGCCCGATGCCGATCCGCACCGGCGTATTTTCCGTTGTCATGACTTCTTTTTCTTCCATCATTCGATCTCCTTGACCTGCATCGGTATGAACTCCGGCGCGCTCAGCACATCCTCCTTGGGAATGTCCAGCGCCGTATACATGGGATTGTCCAGATAGGGGTCGCGCTTTGGCGCCAGCCGTGGCTTGATAGGCCGCGCCATGCACATGTACCGCGTCTCATCGGCAATGTGATCCTCGCCGTCGGTGTCCACGTCCTCCACCGCGTGCTCATCGTATTGCAGAAGCGGCAGCGTCCGGATGAACGCCTTGCAGCCACGGAACACATACATCATGGCCTTGCCCATCTCGTCAAAGGCCAGCCGGTAATGCACCTGCATCCAGCCCGGCAGCCGCTTGTTGTCGGCCTTGGCAAAGTACACCCTGTGCCGCGCCGCCGTCTCGGCAATGCTCTCGCCGCTCTCGGCGTCCCAGATGGCCGGGTCAGCCACGCCCTGTATCTGCTTGCCCCGCAGCCACCGGTGTTCCGTCTCCACCCGATGGATCTCCGCAAATACCTTGTCCGGCGTCCACTTCACGCCGGTGTTGGCCTCGCGGGTGCAGCCGTACAGTTCCAGAATGCGGTACAGTGTCCCGTCGTAGTCCACGGCCCACCACCCGCAGGAGAAGGGCCGCGCATAGCCCCAGTCGAAGCTCCGGTAGATGGTCCACGACCGCGGCACCTCGAAGGGATCTATCACATGGGTAAAGCGCCGGTCGGCGTAGTGGTCGGGATCGTCGGCGAACTCCTCAAAGAACTGGCCCTCGAATACGTTCCAGTCGCCTTCCAGCCACGCCTTGCGCAGCTTCTCCGGCAGGGCTTCCAGCTGCTGGATATAGTCCGGCTGTGCCGCCATCAGCGCCTTGTTGTCGGTGACGCGGCTCTGGATGAACACATAGTCCTCCGGCCTTTCGCCGCTCTCAAACCGCCGGTCGATGAACAGCCGCTTGATGTACTGGTGGCCTTGCCCGCCGGGGTTGCAGGTGTAGTACACCCGCTTGGGAAAATCGTTGACGCCGCGCAGGCAGGCGGTGATGGTTTTCATCTGGTACTCAGAGAGCTGCGTCGCCTCGTCCAGAAAGATCACGTCATACTCCGTACCTTGCAGCCGGTCAAGGTCGCCGTCCTTGGCGCAGTAGGCGAAATTGATGGTGCTGCCGTTGGCAAAGGCCAGTATCTTGTCCTTGTCGTTATACCGTGCCACCCCCAGCAGTTCAGTACGCAGCTGCCGGATGTGGTTATTCATCAATTCAGGGTAGGTGCGCCGGACGATCAGCATTTTGATGCCGGGATACCGCACCGCCAGCAGCTTGGCCTTGGTGCGGACAGCCCAGCTCTTGCCGCCGCCACGGGCACCGCCGAAGCCGATATGCTTTGCTCTGGCCCGCAGGAATACCGCCTGCCGCTCGTTGGGCCGCTGTATCACAAGCTGTCTCATTCGCTGAACTCCTCCAGTTCCGCGTCCATGGTCAGCTGGGCGGCATTGCTGTCCGCAGCGTCCTTGACCGCCGTCCACTTGTCGATCAGCGTACCCAGCGCCGTGGTGATCTGGGCAGGCGTGGCCTCTGCCAGCTTGTCGGGGTCGTTCAGCGCTGCCAGCCCCTTTCCGATGATCTCACACACCGTTTTCCGCTGGCTCTCCATGTAGGCCAGAATGTCCGTTGTGTTCTCCATTTTTTTCTGAATGCACAGTTCTGCAATGTCTGCATTTTCCTGCACAAGTTTCTTCACCGTGTTCAGGGAGCAGCCGTTGATCTTCGCCGTAGCGTTGTAGCTGCCAAGCTGCACATAGTCGGCCAGTATTTTCTTTTTCTGCCGGTCTGTCAGCCTTGCCGCCACAGTACACCACCCCTCCATACAAAATCCTATTTTGACGCGCCCGTCTCCCACCGCTGACGTTTGCCGTCGGCGCGTCCTACCCTCGCGGCGTTTTCCCGCGCACACCATCTGCCATATGGCAGCTTTGTCCCGCCCTACAGCGGTCAGGCGCTTTTTACGGCAGCGCCTGTGCCGTCCTGTATACCATGTTACCAAATCCCGGCGCCGTATTTCTATCCCACCACCGCATACGACAAAAGAGGGGCCGTAGCCCCTCTTGTCTCATGGTTCATCTTCCCGGTACTTCGCATCCAGCGCCGCGCATATCTCGCAGCGCCAGTAGTCTCCACAGCAGAACAGCTCCATCTGCAAGGCGTAGTCCTGCCGCTTCTGGTAAAAGGTCTGGTTCTGCCCGCCGGGGGTCAGCCCCTCGCATACGATCCTGTCCCTGCCGTTGTCCGTCACATAGTAGGGGCACACCACATAAACCTGCCGATAGCTCCCGCTTGCCATGCGCCCCACCTGCCTTTCCTGTTTCGCCCCATGGCCTGTTTACAGATCCATCTTCGCCCCGCAGTGTGGGTAGTAATTTGACCAGCGTTCAGCCCACATGTCGCAACAGGATGACACAAAGCCCGCCGCAACGGTCACACCACTGCGATAATGTGATAACCACCGCCCATGCACCACCGGCACCACGTCAGCCGGAAACATATCCGCCAGCGCACGCTTGGCATCCGTCATAGTAGCCGTGGGCTTTGTCACTTCCAGATGGGTCAGCCGCGCAATCGCTACGGACTGGTCAATGTATTTCGCCATCACTCCACCTCCCTGATCTCGTCCTCACCGAACTCCACACCGTCATTGATACACTCCAAAACGCTTTCAACAAAAGCCTCATCGGCACAGGCGTTTAGGTGCCTGATAACCTCGTTGGCTAACTGCATGATGGTCTGTTTGCTGTTCATCACTTCGTCTCGTTTGCTCATAGTGTCGTCCCTACGTCCTTTCTTGCAAAGCCCATCAATAAATCCAGATTGTACCGCAGCCCCTCATTCGTCCACCGCAGCGCTTCTATCTCCCGCTGCTGATTCTCGATCAGATCAGCGGCAGCAAGCTGCAATTCACTTTCGCAATCATTACCCGTCGCAGGGCACTCTGTACAGTGTTTGCAAGAATCTTCACCGTTAAATGCACAGCACCGCAGCGCCGTCACAATTTCCTCTCGTGTCATATGTTCACTCCTTTCACACCGCCACGCAGTCCAGCAGCTGCGCCATTGTGGTTATGGTCACGTTGCACCACTCCGGCAGGTTGGCCCGCACCAGAGCGGACGCCACCGGCGGACACACGGCATTGCCGCACCGCGCCACCTGTGCGCTCTTTTTGTATTCGTGGCCTTCATAGTCACGGTCGATGATGTAATCCGGCGGGAACCCCATCGCATTGTACAGCTCGCGGGGAGACAGCATCCGGAGTCCAATATCCGCGATGTAGTACAGTACGCCGCCGATCTCCAGCAGAAGCACTTCGTCCTCTGCCAGCGTGTAGCCGCAGAACTCGTTCAGCAAGGCACGAATCTCCGGCCAGTAGCCCAGGTCGTCGCCGCTGTGCATCTTTGCTAGATACGCCTTGCACATGGCGAACTCCCCGGCGCTGGCCGTCACTGTCTGCAACGGCTCCGAAGGCGATGTGCCCACATCGTCGCCCTTGAACTTCACCACATGGGCCGCACATACCGCATTGTGGTCAATGGCCGTCACCGTCGGCAAAGGATCTTCCGCCTTTTCACCGACCACACCGCCGTAATACTTGGCGATATGCGCCGCTACCACAGCCTCGCGGTCATGGCTTGTCACCGTGTGCATGGGGTCATTCACATCCAACGGCCTGCCGCCGGTGTAATACTCCACCAGACTGGCGCAGGTCAGGCCGTAGCGGTTGGAGGCATCCACGGTGTTGATGGGCGCACCCAGTCCTGACGCCCGGACATGCTCCGTCTGCTCCGTGTGGTACTGGATCAGGGCCGGGGCCACCAGGCAGGCTTCCTGCTTCGACACCGTTGTAGGAACAGGCTCCCGTATATCTCTGATCCTGTCCCCACCACCGGTCTGGCCGATGCTTACAAGGCTCGGCGTCACCAGCATCTGATTACCAGCAGTTGTCACGGTATGCACCGGTTCTCCCACCGTTGCCCCCACGCTGTTGCTGGTGTTCGTCACCGTCACAGGTGCCAGCAGCGGCTTGCACAATTCATGCGCTCCTACCGCCGTAACAGTCGTCAATGGCTTTTCGATGTTCTGCGCAGCATTCTGGAATTTCTGCTGTACGATGAACGGCTTGCCGCTGCGGATGGTGAACTTGTCCACGCCCCGGATGATCCGCCGCATAGTGTTCTTCGCCAGCGGGCGCACCGCTTTCAGGCCGTATTTGTCCATGATCTGCGCCTTAGATGCAAATACCGACGGGCAGGGCAGCGACCAGTCGATGATCTCCGATGCACAGCGCCACTTGGGCAGTCCATCCGCGCCGGTTTTGCTGTGGGTGGGCTTCGGCCACACGATGGGCTTCCCGTCGCAGCGGGCGACCATGTAGAATCTCTTGCGGGAGGTGGGTGCGCCGTAGTCCGCCGCGATCAACTCCCGATACTCCACGGTGTACCCCAACTCAGTGAGTTGGTCGATGAACTTCCGGAACGTGGTGCCCGCCAGCTTCTTCACCGGCTTGCCCTTCCGCACCGGCCCCCACGTCTGGAACTCCTCCACATTTTCAAGGATGATAACGCGGGGCCGTACCGTTGCCGCCCACCGCAGGGTAATCCACGCAAGGCCGCGAATCTTCCGGTCTACCAATGCCGCTCCCTTTGCCTTGGAAAAGTGCTTGCAGTCCGGCGAGAACCACGCCAGCCCCACGCGCCGCCCACGGCACACGGCCACGGGGTCAATGTCCCACACGGACGCCTGAAAATGCTCCGTATACGGGTGGTTGGTCTTGTGCATCAGGATCGCCGCCGGGTCGTGGTTAATGGCAATCGCCACCGCCATGCCCGTTGCAATCTCAATGCCTGTCGATGCACCGCCGCCGCCGGCGAAATTATCCACGATGATCTCTCCGGTCATCGTCTCTTGTGCAAAAATCATATCAATCTCCAAACACCACGCCGCACTCGTCCTTCAGCACGTCCTTGATGTGCTTCCGCTTGATGCGGCCTTCGTTTATCTCCTCTGCCAGCTTTTCCAGGCACTCATACAGATACGCGATGCTCTGCGTGTCCCGGCTGTCCGATGTCTCCTCAAAGACGTGCCAGCCGCATTTGTCCATCAGCACCATTGCCACCATGTCCATGTTTTCCTGCGTACCCTTCAATCGGCCTTGCATAATCAGCCGCTCATCACGGGATAGATGCTGCTTACCCATTTTCTCGCCCCCTTGCCACCAGCCCGGCCCGGTTCATGGTGTACCTCCGAAGTTTGGTCATGCTCTGTTTCCGCCCGCAGCGCTCACACACGCCGCTCTCCCAGCGATCCCGCACCGGGTCACGCCGCTGTTCGCGGGTAGGCTGCATGATGTACTCGTGGGCCATTTCCTGCTGGCAGGCCCAGCAAAGCCTCGCCGTCTCCACTTTCCATATCCCGTTTTTCATGGTTCCACCTCCGTGACCGTCACGCGTATGTAGGGCTTGTCGTGGAAATAATGCTCAATGCCTTTCACCCACCGGCGGCTGTCGTCGTGGAGCAGAATGCCCTTCATGCCGTCCTCGATCAGCTTCGCCATGTAAGCGTGGTTGGAGCAATCCAGCCGGTCATTCCACTGGAAGGTCAGTACTACGGGCCTTTCAAAAGGCCGCTTGCGAATGTGGGCGGCGTTGATAGCGCTCACCGTCAGCGTGTGCCACAGTCTCGCGTCGTCCCGCCGCTTCGACCAGTGCTTTCCCGCATAGATAGCATTCAGCCCATATGCCTTGTTCCACGCCTTCTTTCCGGCGTCGGTGTCCGGATAGCGGATGATGAATGATTCTCTGCTCATGTCCGGCCCTCCAACGCCTTTTTCGCCTCGCCCCAGGTGATCCCATGCTCGGAGGCATATCGGGTAATCGGGTCAGGCGTGTGGGGCGGCATTTTCTCCAGCATCGCGTCGATCCAGTCCGGCCCGGACTTCTCCGGCTCCGTGATCTCCGGCGTCAGACCTGCCGTCAGGTTCGCCACATCCGGAAAAAAGTTCCCTTTCGGCGACCGGGCATAGGCAATGATCTTCTCCCGCACGCCGCCCTGATAGGGGTACGGCTTCAGCGCCAGCCACCACGCCGCCTTCCGGCTGTCCGAAACGGTTTCCCGCGGCCAGAACAGCCCCAGCGCCGTGAAAACCTGTTCAAATTCTTCTTTCGTCATGTTCTCTCCTTCTCCCGTACTGCCCTCTATACACCCCCCCACAAGAAGAAATATCTCTCTTGTTGTGGGTGTGTAAGGGGGATATAGGGGGATAGATAGGGGGTGTGGGGGAAAGGAAGGGGGACAAAGGGGGATTTTCGCGCTCGCCGCCGTCGTGCGCTGGCTCGATTCCGGCCAGCCGTCACGGTTCGCGCCCACGATACACCCCGCTGTGTTGCTTCCTTCCTCCCGTATTTACCTCAAAACGGAAAATCTTCTTCGTCCTCGACCTCGGCAAAGTCTCCCGCTTCCGGCTCCACGTCCACGGCCTTGCCTGCCGCCTTGTAGCCGCCGGAGGAATCGCCCTCCTTCTTACTGTCACCGAAATACACGTTGTCGGCCACGACCTCTGCATTGCGGCGCTTGTTGCCGTCCTTGTCCTGCCAGTCACGAATCTGCAACCGGCCCTCCACGATGGCCATACGTCCTTTGGTGAAGTACTTGCTGACGAACTCGGCGCTGCTGCGCCATGCCACCACCTCGATGAAGTCTGTATCCTTGGTGCCGTCGGCGTTCTTATAGTCCCGGTCGACCGCCAGCGCAAACCCGGCCACCGCCGTACCGTTCTGCGTCCGCCGCAGCTCCGGATCACGGGTCAGGCGTCCCATGATGAAAATCTTATTCAGCATTTCTTATCCTCCAGTCTGTACTCGGCGAAGCTCACGCTCTCGCCGAACCTGTTTTTCTCTGATACCATCCGCTTCCGGATGGCGTGGCCCGCCTTTTTCAGATCCCAGATCCTTGCGCCCAGCCGGTAGCAGCCGAACTCTTTGGCCGCGTCCAGCTGTGTAATGGGGCCAACGTCCCGCATATACCGCAGGATTCGTTCGCATTGTGTCATATGGCCTCCTATAAGTAGCTCTTGCCGAACGCCCGGATGAACTCCGCCTCCGTCCAGCCCTGTTCCTGCATGATCTTCACCTGAAATTCCCGGCGCAGTCCCCGCATCACGTTCCCGTCCCGGTGGACGGCGTGTTTCCCGTTTCGGTGACACTCGCTGCCGCACAGGTCGACCACAGCGCCGTATTTCTCGCTTTTCTTCCGGTCTGCGTGGCTCCCGCCGAACACATGGTGCCGCTCCAGCGGATCGGCGCTGCCGTTCCTGCGGCAGAAATAGCACCGTCTCTCACCCATTCATCAATACCTCCGTTCCGTCAGGTACATACTCCGGGCAGTAATGGATGGCGAAAGATGTGACCTCGCCCGCATTCCCCTGATATTTCGTGGTGGGGGTCGCGTCCCAGCCCTTCACAGGCTCCGGGTACTTCTGCGACCAACTGCACCCTCCGGCGTAGTTCCGGCACGTCCAGCAGGGTTGCGGACGACCGGGGCGGCGGTCTGCCTTTCTCCTCGCCCTACAGCCGCAGCTGTATGCGCCTCTCAGATTCCGCGCCAGTACCACCCGCGTCTTGCCGCAGTCGCACACGCAGAGCCATTTCGGCCCATCCGGCCCCGATCCGAGGCAGTGGTCGACCACCAGCATCCCGTGCCGCTCTCCTGTGTGGTCAGTGCGGCGCGAACCTGTTGTGCCGCCCCGGTGCAGCTGCTTTCCCGGTGTGAAGGTCGCTTCCGGCGTCCACCCCCTGTCCAGCCGATTCCGCAGCGTCTTTTGCGGCAGATTCAGTTCCTTCGCCCATTGCCGCATGGTCAGAGACTTCCCGTGGGCGGTATAGATTTTTGCTGTGCTCATACGCTCACCTCACCCCAGCGGGACACAAGCGCGTCCAGCTCTCTGGGCGTCATAGTTTCGATGCCATTTTGTTTGCAGTCCGCCACCACCAGCTCAATAAGCTGGGACATCTGGGCCGTGTCGTAATCGCTGGAAGATAGGTAAGACCGGACATTGTGATAGCCCTTGATGTTGCGGCACGGCCCCATGTCCTCGATCATCCGGCCAATATGGCCACTGCACCAGACCTTTTCCCATGCGTCAATGCGATCTTCCCGCACCGGCACCACTTCATAGCCGCCGCCGATATCCGGGATATATGTCCGGTAGATGCCCTCCGGCTCGATCTTCAGCTTGTCCGCCAGCCGATTCACCAGCACCCAGAAATAGGCGTTGGCGTCCAGACTGCGGCCCTTACGCTTCAACGTCAGGTTGTATTCCTTCCCGGCTTTCAGGCTGTCGCACACGTCCATAGCCGTCTTGTCGCTGCCTACCCGGAAGGCCAGCCACGACCCGTCGCCGTCCCGCAGCCACCGGGCGGCGTCCACCGTCACCTGCTGCATGGCGCTTCCTCCTTTCGGGGCCACCGGCCTGTTTTCAGGCACGTGGCCAGATACCGCAGCCGGGGCAGGTACTTCTCCTCCACCCACGTTTCATCGTACTCGATGGGCCACAGGCTGATCCTGCCGGGGTCGACGGGCAAAAAGAAGTTCTGCTTCTCCGCTTCGCCGACCGGATAGGCCGCGATCCGGCACATCTTCCGCCGCCGCAGGCCCCACCCACTGGCAAACATCTCCACCTGACACTGCATCCAGTAGGCGCGGCTCACCTTGAAGGGAGCCTTGCTGTAGGTCTTGACCTCCGTAACGGTCTGGGCGTCGTCCCCGTCGTAGTTCACCCGCAGCCGCAGGGCGTAAACCTTGATCTGGCGGTCGCGGGTCTTTACCCCCAGCGCGTCCAGAATCTTGTGTTCATAGGCCGTGCCCGCCTGCATGGCGGCGTTGGTGTAGTGATCCTGCCGGATGCCCAGTTTCACCGCCCACCACTTCCGGAACGTCTCCGTCTCCCACGATCCCATGATGGTGGCCGTGTCGCTGGCCCCGAACCACCCGCTCCTGTCCTGATCGTGGATCACAGCTTGTTCACCGCTTTCTCAAGGCCGTCCAGCTTGGCGAAATATCCCATCAGCTGGTTCAGCTGCTTGTCGTTGATCCGCAGGGCGGCCAGCAGGTCTTTGTGATCCAGCCCCGCCTTTTCCTTGGCGGTAATGGCCCGCTCCAGCCGTTCCCGGATGGCCCAGATGCTGTGGCGGCTCAGATCGTCCTCGCCGTCGTCCCCGTCGCCGCTCTCGGCCCACAGGTCAAAGCCCAGTCCCGTCCGCAGCGCCACGCCCTTCACGAAGGCGCGGGCCTGCGCGTTGGAAATGCGCAGCTGGTTCAGCGTGTCCTCATAGACCACCAGTGCCCCGTTCAGCAGCGGCGTGTCCATGTTGAACACCAGCTCGTCAATATGGATCTCCACGCTGACGAACCAGCACTGCGTCTTGTAGCCCTTCCGGGTGGTCACGTCCGCCTGCGGCCACAGATAGGTCTTTGTCTCCGGGCAGACGCGGGGCGTAAACCATACGTCCTTCGCGCCGTTCTCGTGCAGCAGCTTCACACACTTGGCCCAGTTCAGATAGGGGATATCCACCACGTTGCCGTTGTCGTCCTTGGCCTTCCGCGTCTCGCAGAAGGGTCTCACATCGACCTTAATCAGTTCTTCAAAGGGTAACAGTGCCATTTTTCTTGGCCTCCTTATAAATTTTCTTCAAATCCGCCCAGCTGTTGCCGTCCAGCACATCGTCCAGCCAAGCCCCTTCCGTGTCGCCCAGCTCCTGAGCGCCTTTTTCAAACAGGTTGATGATGGCGATCCTCCGACAGTCCGGGCAGAGATACCATGTCTGGTAGTGCTCTACAAAACCGCATTCATCCCAGCTGGAATAGCTGTCGCAGATATCGCAGGGATAGACCTCTTCAAAATCGGTGTCGCCGCAGCAGGGACACACCTTCGCCCCGTCGCCTTTGTTCCAGAAGTCGGGATCGTACCGGGGTTCCTCAAACTCCCGCCCGGTCTCATTGCATCGGTACATACGTTTCTCCTTGACATCCGCCCCAAAGGGCGGTAAACTGTTCCTGTAAAATCTTTTTTCAAGGGTTTTGCCCGCCCCGACGGAGTGCCAGCTCCGCCGGGGCTTTTTTCACTTACATCATCACGACCACACTGCCGTCGTCGATCATGTCCTTCAGAGCTTCCTCCAGATATGCCTTGATGGTCTTGCGGGCCGCCAGCTTCCACATGCCGCCGTCCGCCTCCGTGAAGGTGATGCCCCGCTCGTCAATGCGGATCAGGAACAAGCCCTCCGGCTGCTCCACCTCCTGGAAGGTGCGGTAAGGCCGCAGCTTCACCAGCGGGCGGATGGTGCTGTTCTGCTGGAGGCTTACCCCCTTTTGCGTGACCACCGTTGTTGCCACGCCAATGTCGTTGTAGGTGACCTTCGCGCCGCAAGTGATCTGGCTCAGCAGCGTCAGCGTGTAATCGCGGTCGCCGCCATCCTGAAAGCGGGTCTGCAAGGCCACAGCCGCCTTGTCAAAGGCCATCTTCACCTCGGCGTCCCAGCCGGGAACATCTTTGGCCTGCGCCTCGTAGTAGAAAATACGCCCCTCCCGCAAGTCCTTCTGCGGATGGCCAAAGCAGGCTACGGTCATGTGATCCTTTACGGACAGATACAGCTTGTCCGCACTGCTGGCAGTGCTGTCACCACGGACGCCCTCCGTCTTGACCATCTGCACCAGCGCGTCCAGACTGTTCAGCGCCAGACAATCCTGACAAACCATAGCCGGGGCGATCTCTCGCACTACACCGTCATTGTTCACGGCGTAGGTGTGGCCCTCTTTGTCCACAATGATCGGCTTTGCCAGTTCCTCGATCTTCTCAATAGCTTCCTTCAACATGATTCTTTCTCCTTTTATTCAAAATTGACCAGCTTCAAGCGGGCCGGTGCTTCCTGTTCCGTGCCATCCACGGCAATCTGGCCGGGGATCTGCGGCACCATCTCCACCACCGTATGCTCGTCCACGGCGTACAGCATCGTGGTGGCGGGGTTGGACGGGGCCAGCGTCGTCTTGACCAGGCAGTTGACCACGATGTTCTGGCGTGTGTCGTCGGGGCAAAGCTCCAGCGTGATGGTCACTTTGCGCTTTGCCTTGGCGGCTGTGTTGGGGTCGAAGATGTTTTCCATCAGGTGCGGCATCTCGTAGTCCACACGCTCCTGAAAGGCGCCCCGGCACATCTGCAAGATAGACCGCTGGGCTTCTTCTCGGTTTTCGATCTGCAAAATAATTCCTCCTTTTTCAGCGGGTGCTACCCGCAAAATCATCTTTTGTGCCTGTGTTTCATGCGAGCCTTCTTCACGGAGGCTTTCCGATTTCCGGCGCTGGCGATCCGCGAGGCCTCGGCGGTCGCTGCTCGGGCGGCATACACCTTGTCCCGCGCCGCCCGATACGCGGCGTACCCGTGGGGACAGTGCAGCATGCAGTCGCCGCTTCTGTCCGGACAATCCGGTGTACAGGGGCTTTGCGGTGTCACCGGGTACTCCAGCATCACGCTCATACCACCACCTCCTGTTTCGCTTTCAGGCGGCTCTTTTTCTTTTGGTATCGCTTGTCTGCCCGCCAGCCCTCTGGATCTGTAAGCCTGTACTGCCGCTCCCGTTCACGGTTGTACTCCCGAATGTGGTCGCGGTTCTTGTCTCGCCATTGGCGGTTATATGCCGACCGGTCAGGGCGCTTTTTCTCCCGCTCCCGGCGGCGCTCCTCGGTTTTCCCGTCATACCACCCCTTGTACTTGTAGCTGGCCTGATAACAGGTCGTGGAGCAGTAGTAGGTGGTGGCCTGCCGTTTCCCGTCTCGCGGCACCTGGCGCACCCACGGCGTATCCGCCGTTGTGGTAAAGCTCTTCCCACAGATGCCGCAGGTGCGGAACAGCGTCAGCCGCTTGTCCACGACCTTCCGCTTTACGCTCATCACCGCCGCCCTTCCAGCCGGTCGATCAGGTGCATCAGCTTCACGGCCACGGTCAGCGCCCCGATGTAGATCATGATGTAGGCGATCATGCGCACACCGTCCTTTCTGCGATCCATTTGTCCAGCAGAGTCTTGAAAATCTGGAACGACCGGCAGCCCTCCGCGCTGACGATGCAGATGCCGAACGGGTACTGCCCCTGCTGGATGCCGTTGGCCAGCGCCGGATTGGAAATGCTCAAGCCGTGCTGCCGCAGATACGCGGCGGTTTGGTTCAGTGTTAATGTCTCGATCATGGGTATCTCCTTCCTGTGGTAAGGTGGTTTTTCTTGTGCCGTCTGTCCTTTCATGGTAGAATTGAGAGGAAAGGCGGTGTTTTTGTGATTTTATATCCGATTTTTTATGCGCCAAATGAGAATTGGACTGTTGCTGCATCACTGGAATCCAGCGGATTTTCGCCAGATTGGGCTGCCGCATTGTCCGCTACACTGGGCGGTGTTTGCCTTGCCTTTGGGGACATCTTCGGGAAAGATGTTCTTTCTCAATACCCGCACCTGACAGTGCTGAACGCCCCGGAAACACCGGAATGCCGTTCGGATATAGATGTGATCTTCCTGTCCACCGAAGGGAATTACCCCCAACAGCACATCTATCAGTTCGCCCATGAGCTATGCCACTTCGTAATCCATAAGCCCGTGTGCAGTGCCTATCGTTGGCTGTCGGAAACGCTGTGCGAGGTCATGTCATGGTGTGCTTTGTCATGGGTCTATGAACACCGGGAGGATGCCCCTCTGTGGCCATGTCGCGGCATATACGCCTCTTTTCCTGACTACATCGCCAACTCCCGGCAAGACCGGCTGGAACTTGACGGGCAGCCCCTGCGCCAATTCGTCGCGCAGAACCTGTCCCATTTGCGCGTCGACTGTTATGACCGCCGCATGAACCGTACCATCGCCAATGAGTTGTTTCCCCTGTTCCGGGATCATCCGGAACTGTGGCAAGCAGCATTGCAGCTTCCGCTGCTTACCGATGAAATGCCGCTGAATGCCGCCTTACACCTCATTTGCGATACAGCGGAGGTATCAAGTGATCTCCGTGATACCCTTGTCGGGCTGCTGGTCGGTCGGCAGTAGACGGCGCTCAAGCAGCTCCACGGTCTGCCACACCACGAAATAGTCCACCGGCACATATTTGTTTCCGTTCGCGTCCCGCTGCGCTGCGCTCTTGGCTTCCATCGCCTTGCGCAGTTCTGCAACAAGGTGCTGCGTCAGGTCTGTGTCATTCGCAGCCCCGTATACGCCCATCGGCCCTACAATCCCCATTCCTCTCACCTCCCTGCCCGCCATCGTGCGGGCTGTTTTTATGCGTTTCTCTTGCGTTTGGGTGCCCGCTCTGTCATACTGGTACTTGCCCTTTAGGGAACGCCCATGGGCGGGAAAGGACGTGATTGCCATCGAGGGTATGCCCTCCGGCGTCATTACGCCTTCCCTGTGTCTGCGGTAACCGCTCGGCAGGGGTGGTGGCCCCACCCGTTCGGCGCGTAAGCGTTGCGGCCATGCCAAGTGCTGTCTGCCAGCAGCAGCAACATGGTGCAGACAAAGCCAGACGAGATGCGGGAGGTGGCAGCCTCCCGTCTTCTCATTTCGGGCGCTCCATAAAAGGCAAGTAGTCCGCGGACTGTTTTTTCTTGCCTCCCGCCCGTCCCGTGTGCTACACTGAACGGGAAAGGAGGTGGTTCCTTTGGCTTGGTTCTACGTCCCCGTCTCCTGCCCGCTTACCCTTCGTCAAGACCGTGTGCCTGTCAATACACTGGAATATGAAGGGGAAACGCGCTACGTTGTCAACACCTGCGAGAACTCCCCGTGCAGTGCGCCGGAATGTGTCCAGTGTGTCAACACCGTTTGGCGGGAACTCAAAGACCGTGAACGATCCGAATGCACCGAATAGCCTCTTTCAACGCCCCGGAATACTGGTCAAGGATCAGCGTTCCGGGGCATTTCCCGTCTGCCAGCGTCTGGCAGGCGTCCTGCCCCACCGGCGCTGTGATCCTTTCATGATAGTGCAGCAGACATTCCAGCATCTGGATGTTGAACGCGGCCTTGTTGGCTTCGCTCACTTCCTCTCACCTCCTTTCCTGCCCGCCGT